TCCCGCTCCGGTACGATATGCGTGCTCAGATGCAGATTGAGGAAGAGCTTGACGTGGACTGCAATGAGCTGATGGATCGGCTCAAGCAGCGGAAGAAGACCAGCCGCCTGGTGATGGGCGCGATCCGGGTGCTCGGGAACGAAGGCCTCCGGCACGCGGGACAGGACGCGGATCTGACCGCCGAGTGGCTGGAGGAACATATCACACCGGCGCGGGTGAACCTCTACCGGGTGGCGCTTCAGGCCGCGATCACGGCGAGCTGGTTCATGGAGACCGAGGATCCCGACCGGGAGCGCGATGAAACGCTCGAAGAGATCCGCAAAAAAAAAGAGAGTACCGCCTGACCTACAGGAAGGTGATCGGCTACGGGCTGATCGCGGGCTTGAGGCATTCTGAGATGCAGGAGATGCCGCCGGGCGAGATCCTCGATTACTTCGTTTACAGACGCGATTATGACGATGCCCAGCACGGGATACGGAGGGAGTGACGGGGCGGCATGGCGGCGGAAGTTGGCACAAAGTTAGCGGTAACCGGCATTAACGAATACAAATCCGCAATGCGGGAGGCTGCTAACTCCGTTAAAACGCTCGATCAGGAGCTGAAACGGACAGAAGCGCAATATAAGGCCACCGGCGATAAAGAGCAGTACATGACGCAAAAAAACGAACTGCTCAACAAGAAGCTGGCCTCCCAAAAGACGGTCATCGAACAGGCGAAGAAGGCCCTCCAGGAGCTTGAGCGCGACGGCGTACAGCCCACGGATGACGCCTACAAGCGCATGGAGCAGCAGTTGATCTCCGCCGAGACTGCGATGTACAAAACGCAGACGCAGATCAACGCGATGTCCAACTCCGAGAAGACCGCCGCGGGGAACGCCGACACGCTGACCACGAGCCTGAACGGGATCTCCCGGAAGGTCAGCCTGGAACAGGTGATCTCCGGGATCGACCGGATCACCGGCGGGCTGGAGACCGCGGCGAAGAAGGCCATTGAGTTGGCCAGGGCTCTCTTCGATGAGACCCTCGAACGCGCTGCGGCTGCGGATGATGCGGCGACTGCCGCTCAGATGTTCGGCATCGATCTGCAGACCTACAAGCGGATGCAAGCGTTGGTCGCCGGAGGCATGGACACCACGGTGGAGAGCATCCTGACCGCGCAGGCTAAACTAAAGCGCGGCGTAGGTGACAATACCAAATCCGTCGTTGATAGCCTGAAAGAACTCGGGATTGTGACGGAGCAGTTCGGCGGCAAATCCGAAGAGGCCATGGAAGTGTGGGCCACGAGAGACCCGGATCAGCTCTTCTGGATGGCTGGCAAGCGGCTCATGGAGATGGGCGATGCCTTCGACAAAGAGGCGGCTGCCACAGCACTCTTCGGGCGGAGCTGGAAGGAACTTGTGCCGCTCTTCTCTACATTCGACAGCTTTGAGGATTATCAGAAGGCGCTTTCTGAAACGACCGTTTCAAGCGAGGAAAGCACAGAGAACCTCGCCGCGCTGAATGATGCGGTGTCGAAACTGCAGAACAACTTCACGCAGCTTGAGGATGAAGTGCTCGGCGGCCTGGCTCCCGGCCTGACGGCAGCGGCGGATTCTCTGAGCAATCTGCTTGCCAAGGTCATGGACTACCTGCAGACGCCTGAGGGGCAGGAGATGCTGGACAATCTGAGCACCGCCGTGACGGGATTGTTTGAGGATCTCGGCAATATTGACCCGGATGCGGTGGTGGCCGGATTCACAGCGGTCTTCGACAAAATTGTCGGCGGCGTGCAGTGGCTGGTCGATAATAAAGACGGCGTGATTGCCGCGCTGAAGGGCATCGTGCTCGGATGGGCCGGACTGAAGCTGACCGGCGGGGCGCTTCAGGTCGCAAACCTGATCAACGGCATCTCCGGTCTTGCGGGCGGGACTGCGGCGGCGACCGCGGCGGGCCAGTCCGCCGGGGCGGCGTTCGGCTCCGCCTTCGGATCTGCGGTGATCAGGATGGTGCCGTGGCTGGCGGGAGCGGTGGCGCTGCTGAAGCCCAGCAACGGAGACCAGGAAGCGGACGCCTTCTACCATGGGGACGGGACGCTGACGGCTGCCGGACAGCAGGCTCTCGCAGAGGGAAGGCTGACGGAGAACGGCGGGGGCACCTATCACAACTTCTTCACCGGGGAAGACCTGACGCCTGAGATGTACACCATGACCCAGGGGACGCTGAGTTCCCGGATGCGGAAGATCGTCGGGGAGGCCATCGTGCCGGAGGATCCCGCCGAGGTGCCTGTGGTGCCGGAGGCACCGGAGGACGCGGCGGAGCAGATCTCCGCGCAGATCGGCACCGTGCCGGTGGCGATCAACCTGGAAATGCCGCACGGGTTCGGCGGGCTGCGCATCGGCGAGCCGATGATGATGGAGCACGCGAACGGGTTGAACTTCGTGCCCTTCGACGGGTATCCGGCGATCCTCCACCGGGGCGAACGCGTGATGCCCGCGCGGGAGGTGGCGTCGAGGAGCTTCAGCTCCAACCTCTACGTGGAGAGCATGGTGATGAACGGCGGGGCGGATGCGGACGGACTGGCCCAGGCCATCGCGGCGCGGAATCAGCGGGTGATGGCCGGCTTCGGGAGTTGATGAGATGCAGAGCTATTTTGTGTGGCAGGGCATGGACTGCCGCTCCATGGGGGTGCGGCTGGCCGCGCCGGTGCCAATCGTGTGGCCGGAGGAGCGGGTGGAGCACATTCAGATCCCCGGGCGCTCCGGCGACCTGACCGCCGTGGAAGGCGAGCACATCTACAACAGCTACATCCAAACAGCGCAGATCACCGTGATCGGCGGCCAGCGGGCCGGGGAGGTCAAAAAGTGGCTCCGCGGGAGCGGCTACGTCACCTTCTCCGGGGAACCGGACAAAAGGCAGCAGGCCCGGGTGATCGGCGCGGTGACGCTCAATAAGGTGAGCCGGAACCTCGACCTGTGGAGGGGTGAGGTGCAGTTTTACTGCCAGCCGCTCAAGGAGAGGATCTACAAAGAGACAAGCACCGTCAGCCGGGGCGGGGTGATCCGGAACACGGGGGATGTCCGGGAATATCCGACGATCACCGTGACGGCCACGGCCTCCACCGTGCGGGTGGGCAGCCTGGCGCTGACCGGCATAACCAGCGGCAGCGTGATCGTGATCGACTGCGCGGCGCAGATGGCGACGGTGGGCGTGCAGAGCGCCATGTCCAAGGCCACCGGCGCCTTCCCGTACCTGGACATCGGTGAGAACACCCTGACCGGCACGGGATGGACGACCGCCAGCGTGGCGAGAGAGGAGCGGTTTCTGTGATCTGTGTCTACGCTCCGCTGGCCAGCTCCACCACGGGCGCGGGGGAGGCGGTGCTCTGCCCGACTTCGGCGAAGATCCGCAACGTGGCGGGCGGCGAGTATTCCTTCACAATGACCCACCCGATGGATCCGTGGGACAAATGGAAGGCCATCAAGCGGGAATCCATCATCCGGCTTCCGGTGCCGATGGAGATCATCGAAAACGCCTACACAGGGCAGGAGGCGGACATCTACGTCACGCTGGACTCCTGCGAGATGAAGGAGGGCACCGAAGAACCGGAGCAGTACACCTTCCCCTACTGGGACGCGACCGTGGTGTATACGGTGGGATCGAAGGTCCGGGACCCGGGCTACGGCGCGTACCGGTGCACCTACTTCGACGCGGCGAGCGGGGCGTCTCAGATCCCGCCGCACAATTCCAGCTGGTGGGTGAAGGTGGCCGACAGCAGCGCGGGCAGCCCCACCGTGGTGACGCTGAACGGCGGCACCGAGCTGTACCTGATCGAAGAGGTGGACGAGACCTGGCTCAAACTCATGACCATGTACGGCGTGACGGGCTACCTCAAGCGCTCGCAGGTGCGCTTCGACCGGCACGTGGATCCGGAGCAGGTGCAGCCGAGGATCATCACGGAGCAGCTGTTCCGGGTGAAGGACGTGGCGGTGGATCACAAGAACCACGAGGTCAGCGTCTCCGGGGTGCACGTCTCCAACGATCTGTCCGGGAACCTGATCGAGGACGTGGAGATCAGCCAGGCGAGCCTCCCCATGGCGCTGACGCGGATCATGGACGGGCTGGCGCTGGACTATCCCGGCGAGGTCGCCACGGACATGGTCGGATCCACGCAGACCTATACCGGGAGTTTCAAAGGGAAAAACGGACTTTTCGCATTCCTCGATCCTGACAGCGGGATCGTGAAGAAATTCGGGGCCAAGTTCACAAGAGACAACTGGGATCTGTTCATTATGAACGACACCCACCGGGACACGGGCTTCCGGCTGACCTACGGGAACAACGTGAACGGCATCAACTGGCGGACGAAATCCGACCACCTGATCACCCGCATCATGCCGGTGGCCAAGGCCGAAGGCGGCGAGGACTACTACCTCCCGGGCAAATACGTGGACGCGCCGAACATCGACCAATTCCCGGTCATCTACATGGAGACCCTCCGGGTGAACGCGCAGATCGGCAAGCCGAAATCCGACGATCCGAACACGGCCAACTGGACGGAGGCCGAAGTCAAGACGGAGATGACCACGAAGGCGAACGAACGCTTCTCCGTGGACAAGGTCAACGAGCCGGAGACGGAGATCACCGTGCAGCTGGAGATGCTGGGCGCGACCGCCGACTATCCGTGCCTGAAGGAGCTGCAGAGCGTGCTGCTCTACGACAACGTGCGGGTGTGGGACGAAGACATCGGACTCGACCGGACGATGACCGTGACGGAGATCGAGTACGACTGCATCAAAGAGAAGATCTCCGGCATCAAGTTAAGCAACGCGATCACCAGCGTCGCCCGGACGGTGACCGGGTACAACCTCTCCAACGCATCCATCGGCGCGGAGAAGCTCAAGGACGGGCTGGCGGACTCCATCGTCCGGACGGCGGTGGACATGATCCCGGATTTCGTCGATCCGAGCGAGCGGGTGACGGTGATCGACAGCCTGACCAGCTCCAGCGCGACGGCGGCACTCTCCGCAAATCAGGGCCGGGTGCTTAATACGCGACTTGCAGGGATGTACTCAGCCGCTTACATAATGGGCGCGAACACGAAAATCATACTCACGAGGCAAAAGCAGCACCAGATCTACATCATCGCGGGATCGGCGATCAGCAACAAAATGCTGTTTATCGTGGCGGGTAATGGCGGCGCGCAGGTGATCGGAGAACAGGGGGGAGCGTCATGGAGTGCTGACGGCGTTACGCTAACTGTGACCACGGGCGGCTCTTACCGGGAAACGATGGTGATCTCTAACTCGCCGATTGTGGCAAGTCTGTCGACATAATTGATGGGAGTGATAGCTCAGATGGCAGTCATTGAAAAATGGTTCAACCAGGATCTGGATACGCCTGTGCAGATTCAGGTCATCCATGGGAACGTGTTCTCTCAGGACAACTACGGGAACCTGATCGGCATCAGGTGTTATAAAAACGGTCAGGCTGTAGCTCTGACCGGAAGCGTGTCCGGTGTTGTGATCCGACCCGACGGCGAAACAGTCGCGATTATTGGCACACTAAACGGGAACGCGGCATCCGTGACCCTGCCGTTTGCCGCGTGCGCCATCCCCGGACTGATCACAGTCACCATCAAATTGACCACAGGATCAACGGTAACCACGTTGGGCTGTGTGATCGCGACCGTCTACAAATCCAGCACGGACACCATCGTTGATCCCGGCACGATTATCCCGTCTGTCAGCGCTCTGATCGAGCAGATCGAGGATACAGTCGCAACGATCCCGGCAGACTATTCGAGCCTGTGGGAGGATCTGGCCCCAGCTTTCAGCACGTCAGCGAGTTATCTGCCCGGTCAGTACGTCACGTATAACGGTGCCTTATATAAGTTCAACACGGAGCACTCTGGGGCATGGGACGCGTCCGATGCGGACGAGGCAAACATCGGAGACAACCTGTACAGAACCGAGCACGCGCTCACCACGCCGGAAATGTCGGTGAGTTATGTGCTGAAGGGCTGGCAGAACGGCACCGGATTTGTGGATTCTGACAGCACAATGACGCCCGGAGTGGTGCTGAAAAGTGACGAGAACGATGTCATCGTAAGCACCGATTTCTCCAAGTATGTCGCATCCATCTATTTCTTCAATTCGGTTGGCAATCTCTACCCCACGTGGATGGGGAACATGACGGCCCCGTACACGATCCCCAAAGGACAGTATTTCACTTACTTCGTCAGGTACAAGACCGGCGTGTCTACGCTTGACCAGGCGGATATCGACTACATCCCGCTCGCCACATCCTGCAGGCAAGCCATCGGGGTGTGGAATCAGATCGCCTACTTGAACAACGCCATCGAGACCAATGAAGTGGATTGCCCGCTGGTTCTGAAAGGGTGGGAAAACGGCACCGGGTTCGTCGCGTCTGACAGCGTGGTTTCGCCGGGTGTTGTCATGAAGCAAGACGAGTGCAACGTGACGATCCGTACCGATTTCACAAAGTTCGTAGCGTCCGTCTATTTTTTCACTTCACCGACCAATCTGTACCCGCGCTGGATGGGGAACATGACTGAGCCGTATACGATCCAGAAGGGGCAGTATTACACCTTTACGATCAGGTACAAGGCCGGGGCGTCTACACTATCCGATGAGGATGTCGCATATATCCATGAATGCACCCGCGTGACGGACGATGTGGGGGTCTGGAACGCTATCGAAGACATGAAAACGGCACAGGCTGACAGATATCTCGAAGCCGGGACAATTTTCCCGTATGTCAGCACGTTCTCCGATTATCCTCTGCCCGCGCAGATCCAAGGCGGTGTAATCGTTGGCGATAACCTGTACCAGTTCACAGGCGCAGGCGAGTATATCGGCGATTATCTCGGGCAGATCTACAAGATTGACCTCCAAACTAAGGAAATCACGCAGAACGGGTATCACGATCTCGGGCATGCCGCATGCGTGTCCTATATCCCGGACAAGGACGCGCTGATCTGCGGCAGAGTGATCGGCACCACTCCCATCCTGCAGATCTACAATGGCTTCAGCGAAGCGATGCAGGAGGCCGCAACGCTGAAGCCTGACGATGACAATTGTATCAGCATCCAGCTCGACGAAGCAATCCTCAATGGCCGTACAAGTTTTGACGGCGTGGTATTTGAGAACAATATCACTGTCTCCGCATACTGCACAAGGATTTCGTCCTACAACAACGAGGTGCTCCTGTACAAGATCCTCCTCGGAACCGGAACGCATGATTTTTCGCAGGATGAAATGGGGTACGGCACTTATAAATCCGGTACAGCTGACGGCGATTATAACGGAACCTGCAAAATCATCGGGCAATGGTATCTGCCGCCTGTGGACAGGCAACCGCAGATGCTCACGTGGGAAAACGGATCACTGTATATGCTGACGGGCGTCCATGATGCTGTCGTGTACAAATACAAGTTCGTCTCCGAAAAGTTTTTTGTAGATTCTATCGCAACCATTGCAGAATTGGATGCCGATGGCACGATGGTCTCGATGGAACCCGAATCCATGAATTATTATGGCAGGAAATGTTTTGTCGGGATGTGGAGCAACGGATCGCCCACAAAGATGCGTCTTCTGCAGGTGCAGATGTGATGCTGAACTTAGAAACGCTCATTTCGTCCTTCCGGGAGGCGCTGGGCTGGCCCTACGCCTCCCCCGGGACGAACGACGAGCGCGGCATCGACTGCAGCGGGATGTTCGTCCGGGCGTTCCGGCAGCAGGGGGCCAGCATTTATCACGGATCCAATACGATTTGGCGGCAGTACACCACGGAGAAAGGCACCGTCACCAGCGGGCGGCAGCTCCGCCGGGGGATGGCCGTCTTCAAGTGGCGGGCGAAGGACACCTCAAAATACCCGGACGGGCAGGGGGACTTCTACCACATCGGGCTGGTGGTGTCGGAAGATCCGCCGAAGATCATCCACGCAAGCACCAACGGGATGCGGGTGCGGGAGGATCCCTGGCGGAGCGGCTGGAGCCGGTGGGCGTACCTCTCCGGCGTGGCCTATCCGCCGGGCGACAACAGCGAGGAAAACACGATGACGTGCTGGGTACAGACTCCGAACGGCGGCCCGGTCAACATGAGAAACGGCAAGTCCACCGGGTCGAGCCTCCGGGCGAGAATCCCGAACGAAACGCCGCTTGAGGTGCTGGATAGTTCGGATGTGGAGTGGTACCGGGTGCGGTACGAGGGCATTACCGGCTGGGTGATGGCGGAATATCTCAGCCACACGCCGCCGGGAGCGCCTCAGCCGACCTACCGGGTGCGCATCGAGGGCGTGACATGGCAGCAGTACAGACGGATTTTGGACATCTGCCCGTTAGCGGAGGCAGAGATTGAGGAGGGATGAGCAGATGGGTGTGCCGCAGTACACCACGCCGCAGATCACGCTGACGTTCACGGATCTCGGCTACGACCTCACAGAGATGGCGCACGTGGTGGTCTCCATCTCGGCGCGGGGCTACGCCGTCCACCTGGAGGGCGAGAAGCTGACGGTCTCCGCGGACAGCATCACGGTGCGGCTCGATCAGGCGGACACGGGGCGGTTCGGCATCGGGCCGGTGGCGATCCAGGCCAACTGGGTGGACGCCCTCGGCCATCGTGTGGCCACGGAGATCGCGCACGCTGACATCTCCGGCAACCTTTACAAGAGGGTGATCGAATGAATCGTCAGACGATCGAGATCCCCATGCGGGTGAGCATCACGGAAGTCACGGTGCCGATGACGGTCAGCATGGCCGCCGTCGTGACGCCGATTCCCAGTAATTATGGCTTAATCACGTACAACGGCGGCATCATCACCGTCAGCTGATCAGGAGGAGATTGAAATGGCCAAGAATGTCATCATCAACGGCGTGACCTATCAGAACGTGCCAGAGGTGCAGATGCCGCTGGCGTCCGGCTCCGGCTCCGCCCGCTTCGTGGACACGGACGACGCGACCCTCTCCGGCGGCGGTCAGATGCTGGACGGCGTGACCGCCTACGCGGACGGCGTGAAATACTCCGGCACCATCCAGTCGAAAGCGGCTCAGACCTACACGCCCGGCACGAGCGATCAGACCATCGCGGCGGGGCAGTACCTCGCCGGGGCGCAGACCGTGAAGGGCAGCACGAACCTCGTGGCCTCCAACATCCGCTCCGGTGTGCAGATCTTCAACGTCACCGGCAGCCTGAGCACGCCGACGATCACGCAGGACCAGAGCACCAAAGTGTTGACCATCCAGTAAGGGAGGGACAATCATGGCGAAAAACGTTGAACTCATGGGCGCGGTATTTCCTGACTGTCCGGCGGTGATGCTCCCGACCCACGAAGGCCCGCTGGCCCGGTTCACGGACGTGTCCGACAGTCAGGCCGTGGCGGCGGACGTGGCGCAGGGGAAACAATTCTATTTGGCGGACGGCACCAAGGCAACCGGCACGAACCAGGGCGGCGGCGGCGGAGGCGGCGGGGGCGGCACGATCAAGCCGAACGCCCGGCTTGTGCTGATCGACTACGACGGCAGCATCGTGGACTCCTACACGCAGAGCGAGATCAACGCCCTGTCCGCGCTCCCGGCCAACCCAGACCACAGCGGGGACGAGATCCCGCTGACCTCGCAGGGTTGGAACTGGACGCTGACGGAGATCCGGGAACAGCTGACTGCGATGCCGGAGCAGGTCGTGTATGTGGGGAACACGGTGATCCCCACGGACGGGAAAACGCATATCCTGATTTACATTGATCCGGTGACACCGACAAACAACAGGAGCATGGGGTTGGTTTTCAGCCAGTCAAAGGCGAACGGCGTGACGGTGGACTGGGGAGACGAAAGCACGCCTGAGACATACTCCGGGGCAGGAACAAAGAGCAACGAACATCTGTACGCCGAACCGGGATGGTATGACATCACGCTAACCGCGACGAATGGGACAGTTTTATTGACAGGTTCAAGCGGATCGAATGGGAACAGCATCTTCGGGCCAAGGTCGAATGCACGGTCATACAGACGAACAATGGTCAGGGAAGTATATGTGGGAACAGGACTGAAAACAAGCGGCTACCAAATTGACAGTTATGTATTCAACTCGTGCTATTCGCTGAAAACGATCACATTGCCCGATACCGTAAAATCGGTTGGAACATACCTTTTCCAGGATTGCTATAGCCTGACATCGGTAATAATTCCAAGATCGATGGACATATCGAGCGGCAACATGTTTTACACGGCATACAATTTAAACACAATTTCCATGCCGCCGACAGTCGAGCTTATCGGAACGAGCGTATTCTATAACTGCTACAATCTCGAACATGTAACAATACCAAAGGATTGTTTTCTCAACAACAACTATGCATTCTACAACTGTTACAAACTAAAAAAATTGTTTATCCCGCAGAGTACAACAATCTTGGGCACAAACGCATTTTACGGAGCACGTGCGGCGACGTCGGTCACAATATACGGGGATCTGACGAGCGTCGGATCGTCATCGTTTGCGACGTGTTATGGCCTGACATCGATCACGTTCCCGGCGAGCGTGACATCAATCGCGTCCGGTGCGTTTTCGAACTGCTATAGCATCAAAGAATATCACCTGAAGCCCACGACGCCGCCGACACTCGCCGGAGCGATCAACGGAATGGCTACAGATTGCGTGATCTACGTACCGTACAGCGAAGACCACTCCGTCCTCGCCGCCTATCAGGCCGCCAGCAACTGGAGCACCTACGCCTCGCGTATGGTCGAGGAGGCGGAGTAAAATGGACGAGATCTTCGTCGCGGTGATCACCGCCGGACTCTCCCTCGTGGGAACGGTCATCACCGTGCTGGCCGCAAACCGGCAAACCCTGGCCAAACTGCAGCGGGAGAGCGAGCTGTCCGACATCCGCCTGGACGCGAAACTGGAGAAACACCAGGCGGTGACGGACACGAAAATCGAAGAGCTGACCCGGGAGGTGCGGAAACACAACGGCTTCGCGGAGCGCGTGCCGGTGATGGAGGAGCAGATCAAAGCGGCTAATCACAGGATCGAGGACCTGGAGAGGAGAGGTGCATGATGAAGCTGAGCGATAAGACCTACGATATTCTGAAGTTCGTGGCACAGATTTTGCTGCCGGCGGTGGGCACGCTGTACTTCGCGCTGGCGCAGATCTGGGATCTCCCGCTCGCAGAGGAGATCGTGGGCACGATTACTGCGGTGGACGCGTTCCTCGGTGCGGTGCTGGGGATCTCGACGGCGCAGTATAATAAGGAGCAGATGAGGGAGAAGATGATGGAGCCTCCCATAGAGGGGTGATTTTACTACCCACATACACCCACATGGAGTCAGGGAAGCCTTGATTTGCAACGGTTTCTTGTTGACTACGAATCAAAAGGTCGTGGGTTCGAATCCCGCCAGGCTCACCACGTAAGAAGCCCCGGAAATCTTGAGAGAATCAAGGTTTCCGGGGTTTTTTGTGTTTTTGGGGTTCGGAGGGAAAATGGCCGTTTTTGTTGGATAATGGCGGTCTACTACCCACACTACTACCCACAAGGTCAGACGATGCTGTCGGCGATGGCCTTGAGGTCGTTCAGGTCGGTGGACTGGTAGCGGGCTTTGGTAAAGTTGTAGTCGGTGTGGCCCATGACGGCGGCCTTCGCTTTGTCGTCTCCGTGGGCGTTCTTCAGTTTGTCGGAGTAGGTGTGGCGGGTGGCGTAGGGGACTTTGCCCTCCGCGATGCCAAGACGGGCCATGAGGCGCTTGAAGACGTACTTGTTGAAGTACTCCGCCGACATGGGCTTGCCGTCCTGGCGGGGGAAGAGGTACTCGCCGGGGATCCTCAGCTGATCGCGGACGATGTCCATGATCTGCAGGGGCACCGGCACACGGCGATTCCGCCCGGCGTCGGTCTTGCTGCCGCCGATCAGGTACCACAGGCCGTCCTCCGCGTGGAGGTCGGTCTTTTTCAGCTTCAGGAACTCGCCCGGGCGGAAACCTAAGAAGCACATGGCGTACACGTACGCGGCGTAGGGTTCCGCGGGGATCGCGGCGCGGATGACTTCCAGCTCCGCCTCGGTGATGGGTTCGCGCTGCTTCGACTCGCCCTTGCCGGTGTAGAGGTTGGCGGTGACGTCCCGGTCTACCATCCCGGCGTCCTCGGCGTAGGCCCACAGGAGGCGGGCCACGACCTTCATGAGCTGGTGGGTGCGCTTTCCGGCGGGGCATTCGTCCATGCATTCCTGCAGATCCCGCGCCGTGATCACATCCACGAAGATCTCGTGGAGCCTGGCGTAGTGTTTGAAGGCGGATTCGTAGCACTTCATCGTGGAAGCCCCTACGCGGCCTCTGTAGGCCTTCTCCCAGTCGGAGTAGAGTTGCTCCATCGTGACCCTGTCAGGGCGCTCAGAGGCCGTTCTGAGGCCAGCGCAGGCGGCTATGGCGGCGGCCTTGGTTGGGAAGCCGGACTTCCGGCGTTTGATGGGGATCGGCTGCTTCGAGGGATCGGGGGAGGGGCGGTAACCGATGATCACCTGCGCCTCCCAGGTCTTGCCCCGCTTGTAGGCGGTTCCCTGGCCGTTTCCACGGGATTTGGTGCGGGTCATCGGATCACCTCTTCGTCCGGTGACTGCGGCAGATCCACATAGACGTCCTGATCGTGGATGGAGCGGAGCGTCTGCAGGATCTTCGACTGGTAGACGATGCTCACGATCAGCGCGATCAGGATCAGGAACGCCCACATGGGGAGGCCGATGCCGATCATGGCCAACAGGTCGTCCAGCACGTGGGTGGCGATGCACAGGCCGATCAGGCCTCCGGCGATGACGATCAGGACGGCATTGGTGAGGATCTTTTTCACGTTCATTTGGATTCCTCCTTCTTATGTTCCATCAGCAGCTCCATGGCGAGCGCCTGATATGCGGGTTTTGCTTCGCGGTAGGCCACCACCAGCATCCGCTCTTCGGGGGAGAGGTGGTCGGTGGTGCTGAGTTCTTCCGCGCCCATGGCGTAGACCTGCGCGGGGGCGGCGAGCAGATCCACCGGGTTCACGTTCAGCGCCTTCGCGATCCTGACAAGGTTCCGCTGGGTGGGGTCGCTGTCTCCGTTTTCGATCTTCCCGATGGAAGACCTGGACTTGTACCCGGCGGCCACGGCGAGGTCTTCCTGCGTCATCTGACGCTCTTCCCGGAGTCGTTTGATGTTCTCTCCGATTGTCATGACAATCACTCCTTTGGCGATTTGTATTCTACCATAAGGGCGAAATTATTTCAACAAAAGTTTTAAAAAAGTGTTGACAGCCTCCCGCGATGGTGGTATTATTCGTCATGGGGGCGAAATTAATTCGCCACCAATACGTTAACGGAAGGAGGCGGCCAGATGACCAACACGGAGCTGCTCGAGCAGTACATCAGGGACAGCGGATTGAAGAAGGCGAAACTCGCAGATGCTTTAGGCATCACGTATGCGGGGCTTGCGAAGAAGATCCGCGGGGAGAGCGAGTTCAAGGCTTCTGAGATCAAGATCCTGTGGACGATGCTCGGCATTGACAACCCTGTGGAACAAGCGCGGGTTTTTTTTGCCAACGAGGGCGAAAATAATTCGCGTCAGGATGAGGAGGTGACCACATGACCATTGAGGAGATCCGCCTGTCGGACAAGGCGTTCCTGATCCCGAAGGACGTCGCCGAGGCGCTGGGGAGCGATCCTCACAACATCGTCGTGACGGCCAGGCTGAACCCGGAGCGGATCGGGTACCCGTTCACGTTCGTGGGCAAGCGGATGAAGATCCCGAAGGCGGGGTTCCTGCGCTGGTACGACGGCATCAAGACCTGAGAAAGAGAGAGGAGAAAGAACATGAGAAAGAACCACGATTACGCCTGGTGGGTGGGCGAGTACTGGTGCAAGCCGATCAAAGGCGAGAGCGCGATGCGCTGCCGCGTCCGCTGGTGGCTGCGGGCGATCTTCCGTCTCTTTCGTCCCGCGCTGATGTCGCTCTTCATGTGGGCGACCTGGCCGAACACGGACGCATTCGTCTGCAACGGCTGCGGGGCGGAGACGCCGGTGGAGGTGTGGATCCTGTGATTCCGCTTCCCGAACTTGACCCGAAAAAGGTCAGCACCTGGACGCTGAAGGCGAACATCTGCACCACAGGCCGCCAGCGCGGCATGGACTGGTGCCGGGAGAAGTGCGAGACGCCGTGCAAGTGGGCGAGCGAGCTGGCCATGCGGCAGGGACTCCCGCCGAAGAAGCCCAAACCGGAGCGCTTCGTGAACTACGTGAAGACCGCGAAGAAGCACCCGGCACCGACCCGCAAGCGCCGCATCGTGGGACGGATCCCGTACCTGACCGCGTGGCTGCGGGACCTGAAGGATACCGGGCACTTCGACACCTGGATGGAGCTGGCCGAGAGAAGCGGCCTGACCCGATCCCGGATGAGCAAGGCCATCAATGA